TCCGTGTAAGCCATTCTTACGACATTCCATGAAAGACTTAACTAGCTCTTCCTTACGGACTGTCTTTTCGTATGATTTACCAAGGGAGTAATTGTCAATAACTGTACCTTTAACACCCAAAGTGTTAGCATACTCTGACGCATACACACCAATACGCTTACGCTTAATGTCATACACCCATACCTCACTAGCGCCTATGATCTCAACAGGATCAATTGACTTATATTCCTCGTGCTGTTTGGTGTACTTCAACCTACGTACAAGTTTATTCTTGTCAACAGGACGCTTACGTCTGATACGTGTAATCTTTTTAGCCTGCTTAGTTTCCATGAGGCCTGTAGTAATACCATCAAAGAAAGCTAGCAAGTGTTTAAGTGTAGCTCTTTTAACGTGTGAGTACCCTTCTGCTAACTGCTCGTCTGTTCCCTCAGCGAGTTCTCTAAACTCCATAGCAAACTCATCTACAATAGTAACAGCTTGACCTGTCTCAGCATTGTTGAGTTTGAATGATTCTACAAAATCCTTGTAGTTTGTCATCTGTGTGCCATGAATGATGCGTTCAATAGAATCGTCTACACCTATAGCAAACTGATTGAGATTCTCTCGTATGTTTACAACTTTGGGTTTTTCTTCCTTTTGTTCTATATAGGAAGATGCTTTTGACAGCCAAACATCTTTCTGCTGTAGCATGAAGTTTGAGGTAGATTCTGTCAACCAACCCAACTTGTTCCAGCAGTAGAAATATTTAGCAACCGGATGGAAAGCAGTATCAGGCAGGGTTAGGATTTTAGATACAGTATCTTTATCCCAATTTACCTTCGCCCACTTCTTAAAATGTACGACACCTGCCTTGTCTTGTATCTCATAGTGTGCGAAATACAGACAGTAGTGCAGTGCTTTTTCTCGTTCTGTTTCATCGGTGAGCAACTTAAATTCTGCCCACTTAGGTTCTGGTAACACATATGTGCTACGTGTTCGTTTTGCTTTTGCCATGGAAGGACTCCTTCATTATCTCATCTATAATTATAAGACAAAATAATGAAGAAGTCAAGTGTTTTTTTATAAAACTTTAAAATCTATGATTTTATCGTGCTTGATAGTTCTCCAGCCATTGTTTACAGTGTCAAAAACTGTAAAACAACCTTGTGGCGGAGTCTTTTGTCCTTTTACGGTGGGTACCACTGATTCTTCCAGGGTGCAGGTCAAGTTACGGATAGAACCGTCAACTTTTTGAAAGGTAAATTGACAACTTCCGGCAACTAAATAACTTTTTACTTCGGAGTGCCAAGACTCTTCATTTCTGCGGGGGTGAAATTGTGTTACATTAGGCATCATTTTTTCCTTTTTTATCTATTAACCAACTCAATTTGCTTCTTAAACTTCTGTCTAAACGATTAAACTGTTCCACTTCTGTATCAGTCAAATCAGACACGCCATCACCATCTATATCAGGATCAATACCAAAATCTTCTGGTTCAGGCTCTACATTATCAATTGTGACAAAGGATATTTGTTCACCTCTACGTTGTAATAATGACTGGTTGGCCGCTATCACAAGTAAAATTGCTAATGGGTCAAACACTAACACTATTAATATTACTACAATTCGTACCGTGTTGTCAAGCATTTCTTCAGGATTTTCATATATAAGTGCCGCAATGTATTTTACCGGGCCAACTTCTGCTTCTTGCTGTAATGCCGTCTGTCTAAGTGGCCGTAAATCATCCTCAAGTGATTCAATATTCTGAATTGCCTGCTCAATAGAAGCATTGAGTCCTTGTCTTTCTTCTGCCTGTGAAGCTCTAACGGCCAATGCACCATCAGGGCCTCGTATCCTATCGTAGTCTTGGAGAATTTGTACAGAGGCATCTAAACTAGTAATGACATTCTCAGCATCCGTGATGACACGCCTCTCGTTGCCTATTCTCCTTTCAATGCTCTCTATCTGTAGAGCATTGTCGCCACCCATTGTAATAGTTTGTTCAATATGTGCTTTAGATAGGAACCCATAGATTCCCATACTTGTAATAAATGATAACACAATTACAGATAAAGTCAAGTAGACCTTATGTAACAACTTTGCTGTTTGCCAGTTCCGGTATACCCAGGATGCTGTGACTAGTTTAGCTACCTCAAGTACCACACCCATAGTTAGAATAGGTACAGGCACTCCTGGAAAGATTGCCATGAGACCTACAATTGAAAACCACCCTGCTACTACAGATACAGAAAGTGCTGATAATATCAATAGTGATATGAAGAACATTTAGGTTTCCACTCTTTAGGAACAAAATCAGCCAATGGCTCTTTGTTCAGTCTTATGTTTAGCATGGAGTTTAGACATTTCGGATCGTGACGTTGTTGCCACTGTAATAGAAACTCCTGCATCTTAGCATGAGACTTCTTCTCAAACTCAGCAATAGTTTCCTTTGTAAGTTCACCCTCATATTCTGTAACATACTTAGAACTACCATAATATTTTTCATAAAGCCTCTGTGTTTTGCCAGAGTATCCTATATAATAATTACCATTAGGAAAATATGTGCAATAAACTCTATGGATCTGTTTCTCTTTCGGTTTCCGTGTTTTCTTCCTGGGCATCAAGTGTATCCTCATCATTAGATACACTATTTATATCCTTATTTTTACCGAAAATATTTTCCCAGTTTTCGTTGTATTTGGATTGATCTACTTTTCTAAACCAATCACCTTTCCCACCGTGCCATTTTCCTGACATGATCAATCATCCTCAAAATCCAGTTCATCTACAAAAAGTCTTTCTGCACAAAACACACAAAAGAGTGGTTCGTCAATATTATCGTCCTGGTCATAGGTAACCGTGAATTCGCCACCACAACGCTCACAATAATTTTCTATTCTTTTTTTATTTGACATACTTCTATTCCTGCCTCTTGTAAAAAATTATATCCGCTTCCCTTTGAAGCGTTGTATTCATTTATATAGTACACTTGAGAAATGCCTGCCTGATAAATGAGTTTAGCACATTCAATACAGGGATAGTGTGTTACAAATAATGTAGCACCTTCACTAGAATCTGTTGACTTGCACAACTTCATCAGGGCATTTGCCTCTGCGTGTAATACTTCTGGTTTAGTTCTCAAATACTTTTGATTAAACGTGAGTGTATAATCTAAATCTTCTGTTGATGTTTCGCACTCGTTGCTCCAACCAGAGGGCATACCATTGTAACCAATAGAAAGTATCCTGTTGTCTTTTACAATGACACACCCTACTTGTAGTTTCTTTGCTGTAGATAGTTTTGCTGTTTCTTCTGCTATCTTAGCGTAATACTGTAGCCATTTTAGGCCCATATTTCATCCCAGGTACCTGTTGTGGCACCACGTGCATAGTCTGTTGCTCTGTTCTCAAAAAAGTTTGTGTGAGTAGGAGCATTAATCATAGACTCAACCCACAGTAAAGGATTCTTTTTCGCTTTGAAAATACCTTTGAGTCCCAGAGTAATCAGTCGTCTGTCACAAATATATCGAATGTATTTTTTAACATCATCACTAGTCAGGCCTTCCATCGGACCCATAGCAAATGCTAGGTCAATAAACTTGTCCTCAAGCTCTACCATCTTTTCAGCAATAGTGTATATCTTTCCTTTGAGGTCGTCATTCCAAATGTCAATATTCTCGTTCACATACTCACGGAACAATTTAATCATATTCTCAGCGTGTAATGTTTCATCTACAATTGACCACGTAACAATCTGTCCCATGCCCTTCATCTTACCATGTCGTGGGAAGTTCAACAACATAATGAAAGAGGAGAACAACTGCATACCCTCAGTAAAAGCAGAGAAGGCTGCAATGTTAGTAGCAATAGTAGAAGTATCCTTTCCTGCTGTTGATAAGTCCATAAAGTATTCGTGCTTATCTTTCATAGCATCGTACTCAAGGAATTCGTTGTACGTAGACTCAGGCATACCTAATGTTTCAATGAGGTGACTGTATGCTGCTACGTGCAATGCCTCTCTTGCTGCGAATCCTGCAAGCATCATACGGACTTCAGGTTGCTTGAAGTATGGGAGATAGTTATTAACATATCCACCTGCTACGTCAATGTCACCTTGTGTAAAGAAACGAAAGATGTTTGTAAGAAAGGCCTTTTCCTCATTTGATAACTTATTCTTCCAGTCTTTTACATCTTCTGCCATAGGTACTTCTGTGTGTAACCAATGGGACTGCTCGTGCTTCAACCAGGCATCATATGCCCAAGCATAGTTAAAAGGTTTAAAATATGATCTTTCTTCTGTTAGTTTTTTCATTAGACTCCTAAATCCTCTACGCCTGCTCTGTTAAAAGCCCAGGCTCTCTCCTTACACCAAAAACAAAAATTACATCTTCCAGGGTGTCCTAAGTTTTCGGGTGGTAATATACAACTCCTAGTTCTTCTTCCTAGTTCTCTTAAAACATCTGACTTACCCATTTCAACTAGTATATTCATTGTTTCGTCTTTTGTCAAGTCTCTAAAGGGTATAAAGCCTTCAGTAGTAGAACCTTCATGTGTTATTAATCTGTCATATATTTTATATGAACCCTCTTCACCTGTTCTTGGACGATACGGCCAAGAAGTTTCATCAGGTTCAAACTCTCTTTTAACTTCATCACTAGGCCACAAATTCTCACCGCCATATATAATATCAGCTAAATGATTATCAACAACTGCCTTCAGGCATCTCAGAGATACCCATATATCTTCTTCTCCTGGTATAGCAGGACCACCTAAAACTATAGGTTCTCTAACATCACCACCAATTTCATCAGCAACATATTCTAACACAGAGGTAGAATGAGGTACAGAACTATCTAATTTCGGTCCTGTAAAAGCTATACACTCCTGTCCTCTTTTAACACATTCACTGTAAACCAAGTACCAAAGAATTGCACTGTCAATTCCCCCTGATACCATTACGCCTATTTTTTTATTCTCAGGTATATCTATAATCATTATTCAATTCCTGTATCTACAAGTCCCAACTCATTAAATGCCCATTCTCTTTCTTTACACCACCAGCAAATACCACATCTACCTCTATCTTGTTCTGTACAAGTGTGCGTAATAGGCATAATTTCTTCAGCAATCCCCAAGTCAAATGCTAGTTTAACTGTTTCTGTTTTATACCAATCAGCAAAAGGCCAGGCTACCCAATCATAATCACTTTGTTTAGGAACATACCTATCATTAGGTAAATACTTATCATGCGGACACATCTCGTCCTGATTGGGTGGATACTTATTCATACCACAGAATATAAAATCAGAATACTTTTCATCAAGTATTTCCCGTACACCGCTTGCTACATAATCAGAAGTATTTTCTGAATTCAAATTACCGACGATACGTGTAGGTGTAAATTTTGTATTTGTTTTATTTGCATACCATTTCAATACAAGGTTTGCATAGTGTTCAGCTCCGTCTAACTTGGGTACAGTGTAGGCAACACATTCCTGTTCTCTTTGTACACAAGCTGTTTTAACCATGTACCAAAGAACAGCACTATCCCAACCACCAGACACAACTACACCTATTCTTTTATTGACAGGTATATATTTGTTTATATCAAGCTGGAGCATCAGTTACACAGGCTTAAGCGGAATTAAAGCAGCAGGTGTTCCTATATCTTGAACAACTGACTTTTCTTTATGGGTTAGATATAGTTTATTAATTGCTGTATCCCTAGAACCACAAGTATCAGCACAGTAGGCTAATTTACCGCTTCTAGTATCGCTACCATCCTGAGATTTTTTATGCCACATTTCAAACATATCTTCACCGAAAACAATATCATCTATTGATTTTCCCTGTAATACTTTAAATTTCTCTAACACCGGAGCCCAGGCTTTTTTCATTTGCTGTGTGGCATAGTTATAGTGTACTTCAACAATTTGTCCGTGTACATAACAACAAGGATATACTATGCCATCAGAACCTAAATAAACTGAATGATAGTCCGGATAAGAATCTCCGTACCAATCTTCAACACCAAAAGATCTACACCGTATACAAGATTCATTTGTATTTTTTTCAATGTGTTCTTCTAATTCATACTCCTGTACAATGGGACCTTTCGCAAAGTCTTCACTATAATCCCCCGGAGAATACATAGGATTCTCTGTATATTCAGGATCCATAATAGGACCAGGATCTCCGGTTGCCGCTGTATATTCTGAGCTTACAATACTACCTGTATAAATTGAGTTTTTATCCCATGTAGGTACACCGTGTCTTGTATCAATCAAACCACCAGAGCCGTCAAAACCCAATGCTCTTTTTACAAAGAAGTTCATACCTAAATCTTCAGCTATTTTTTTAGCCTCTTCTACTTGATGTCTATTATGACCCCACTCAATAAATTCCCAAGTACCCCTGCCGCCTGCTTTTAAAAAAGCATTTAAATTGGCCCAGACCTTATCCCAAATAACATTTCTTCTAAACAAATGGTTAGTGTCTTCTAATCCATCAATACTCCAAACAACCTCACCCCATCTATTTGGACTTGTCTGTTTATTAAACCCATTCATCAGTTCACCAATCTCGGACCAAAATTTTGTTCCTCGCATTCCGCCATTGGTATTAAGTCTTTGGGATCTGTAGTCTCTAGTAGGCACCTGTGGTTGTTCAAATACCCACTGTAGTATTTTGGGAAGATCTGTACACATACCAGGATCACCATAGTTACCACAATACATAACCATATCTGTATGGTACAGTATATCAGAATTTTCAAAAATTGCTCTAAAATCGTCAAAAGAATATTCTCTCAATTTGCCGGCAGCACCTGGATTGAATTTTCCGTAATGATTTCTTGGGCAAGTAGGACAAGCTGCATTACATTTATTTGTCAGCTCTACGTGAATTTGTCCTATAGATTCTTTTTTGTATCTAATCATAAATTATCCTTCACAAGCAAGACAGGTACTGTCTTCTACTAGTGTATTAATGTCTTCTTTTATTATTTCTCTTTCTATTCTACGTGATACTTTATCTGCCTTACCTATTTTTTCAGAGCGACAATAGTAAAGTGTTTTCAGTCCTGACTTCCATGCTAAGAAGTGTACAAGGTGTAGATACTTTTTGTTTACATCTGGACGGAAGAACAAGTTAAGTGACTGTGCTTGGTCGATAAACTCCTGGCGTTTTGAAGCATGGTCAATCAACCAACGCTGATCTATTTCCATAGCAGTTTTAAACACATTCTTTTCTTCTTCTGTCAGGAATCTGAGTTGCTGTACGGATCCGTCATTTGAGATGATTGAGGACCAGATCTCATCTTCTGTCTGTTTTGTTTCCCCAGCTTCAATCTTACTTTGAATAACTCCCACCAGATGCTTATTTTTATTAAGATGAGACCCGGAGAGAGTGTCTTGCCTATATGCGTTTGCCCTAAACGGTTCAATAGAAGGCGAAGTGTTACCCATAATAATAGAGGAAGAGGCATTAGGAGCAATAGCCATAATATGGCTAAACCTTTTTCCTGTGCCAGCTGCGTCAGGCGCTTCTCCTCGTTCTGTACCCAATTCCAAATTTGCTTCATCAAGTTTACTCCTGATATGTCTAAACATTCTCATGTTAGCACTAGTAGCCTGCCAGGATTCCCATTCAATCATGTTCTTCTGTAGATAGGCATGGAAGCCTAGTGCGCCAATCCCAATACTCCTTTCCCGCATTGCTGAAAACTTAGCACGAGCAACTTGATCAGGTGCCCTATCAATAAAGAATTGCAATACGTTGTCTAACATCTCTGCCATGTCACGGAGAAACATTGTGTTCTTACTCCAGGAGTCATAGTGTTCTAAGTTTACAGATGACAAACAACATACTGCTGTTCTATCTTTGTCAGTGGGAAGAATAATCTCACTACAAAGATTAGACTGGTGTATCTTTAGTCCAAGTTTCTTTTGAAAGTCAGGCAAATGATTATTACTTGTATCAATAAAGTGAATGTATGGTTCACCTGTTTCCATACGAAGATCTAATATCTTCTGCCACAGATACTTAGCAGAGATAGTGTCACGGATTTCTCCTGTATGTGGATCAGTCAGGTTCCAGCCATCATCAGCAGATGGGTCAGTCATACATCTTTCAATGATTTCCATGAACCGGTCACTGATATTAATACCGTGATGCAAGTTCAGACAACGCACATTCTGGTCGCCTGTAGGTTTTCTCATTTCTAAAAACTGTATTACATCGGGATGAGAGATGTCGAGATATGTAGCATAAGAACCACGCCTGGTACGACCTTGCCTGTAAGCCAAACAAGAGGAGTCATAAGTTTTAAGGTGAGGCATAACACCAACAGACTTGTCATCACTAGCACGAATGCCGAATCCAATACCAACCCCGCCGCCGAGCATAGATAACCAATTAGTCTCACTTAAATTCTCCACCAGCCCTTCTGCTGTGTCATTAATGTAGTTCAGAAAACAAGAAATAGGCATACCTTTCTTAGAACGACCAAATGATAGTATTGGTGTAGAATATGACAACCAATGCCTGCTCGCATAATCATATAGTCTTTGTGCGTGTTCGAGATTGCTTGCAAACTGCAAACTTACAAAAGCAAAACGCTCTTGAGGAGATTCCTCTTCCTCTCTCATATAGCTTTCTTTGAGTCTTTGAATTCCTAACTTATCAAATAGTTCGTCACGGGACAGGTCAATCTGAAGACCTAAATAATCCTTCTTAGCCATGTAATTCTACCCTTTCTATTCTATCTACTACATCTTCATATTTAATATCGTGAAATCCAAAACGTACTAACACTCTAGGAGTCTTAGGTAGTATGATTCTGTGAGGTACAGAGGTATTAAATACAGATGCTTTATATGTATATGTTTTGTTTATTCCTAAAAATTCTGCTTTGTTTTCTAACCCCAAAATAGGGATATTAAGACAACATAACAGGGGTTTACCTTCATAATAAATTTTGGTATCAACGTGCCAGGGTGTTCTATTGAGTCTATCTAATACCTCAGAAGTATTTGTATTCGTATTTTGAATAATAAAATAATGAGGCCTGACTGTACCCATATCACCATATAATCTCACAAAGTTTCTATAAGTTTCATGTAGTACAGGTAAATTCCAACTTTGAGAATCATACAATATTATACTTTCTTTATTTTTTTGAACCCTATCATCATATATTTTATTTAAGTATGCTTTAATGCCATCCATACTAGAAACGGCCTTGTCCTGATCTATACTTAAAAATTCATCTCTTAGTAATTGTTCATTCCAAAAGATATTTTTATTTAATTTATAAAGAGGTTCCATCTAGTTCCTCTACTGCCGCTGCTACATCAGGAAAGTGATGTTTGATAACTTCCCAACATTGTTTAGCAATATCCATGTGTTCTTTTTGTGTACCGTTTGTCATTCTTAATTCACAATAATGCACCCAACTTCTTAGAGTGCCTGACATATACAATGTAGTTTCAGTATTACCCTCAGGCAAAACAGCTCGTGCTTGCTCTTTAGCAATACCTTTTGATAGAGCCCATTCATATACTTCCCTGGCCTTATTGATAACTTCATGTTGTTTCATGTTCCAATCTTCTCGCAGATCTCTATTATCAGTTTCTACGGAATTCTGTCTGTTCTTAGGGTCTTGTAAACGTGCTTCACGTTCAATATACTCAGTAGATACAGCATATCGCTGACTAAACTCCTGAAAACTAAAACTACGGTGCCTTAAGATCTGTCTACTAATGTCACGGGTAGTCTTTATCTCCATTGTTACAGAAACCATCTCAAATGGGCTCCAATGGGCATTTTTTATTAGATATTTTAGCAGTTTTGGCGCTGTTTCAGCATTATTTTGATTCTCTGGGTTACTTACACGGGCGGCATAAGCAATAAGTTCATTGGCAGTATGACAACCCGTTGCCACTGAAGGCTGAGTCATTCCTACAAGCGATACATTCATCAACACTTTCTCCACATTGTAAATTCAAGTTCTGCTGACAGTCCTTGATACGTATTATCATTTATAATACTATGAATTTCATCTTTTGTCAATCCTGATAGTATCATATCATTAATATCTTTCTCTTCCATGTACTCAGGCCATAAACATACTTTGTTACCTAGTTTTATTTGCTTATGTATCAAATTGCACACCTCTTTGTTTCGAGGTTGATTGTCAAATACCATAGTGAAGTATGTTAGTCCTAGTTTGTCTACTTTACCAAATGCTGTACCAACACAAGCAATAGCATTGTCGAGGAATAAACTATCAATAGGACCTTCTACTACATAGATTTCTTTGTTAGTGTCCACTTCTTCCATGCCGAACACTTGTAGATTATTCTCTTTTATTATAAGATTTATATATCTTAGTTTTTCACCTCGCATACCTCTCAATGCCATACCAGTCAACTGTCCTTGTGTGTCAATGAAGGGCAGAGATAAACGAGGCTGCTTGATATTTAGTGCTTCTGTGTATTTGGTGTTTAACTGTGACAGTGTACGAATGTCCTCAACATAGTAAAGTCTGTGAAACTGTGTCTCAGGTATCATTCTGCTTTTGGCATACTTCACTGCTTCATGGTCAGTAGGCAATGTATCTAACCTGTCCATAAGATTATCAATCAAACGTGCTGGCTTATCAAAGTCAGGTTTGAAATCAAAAGCGTACTCAGGGTTAGGTTCCTTCTTAGGTTCGTCTTTTTTGACAAACTTCTCCATAACATATTCTTTATATACTAAATGGTCAACACGCTCAAGGAACTTACCTAATGTAGTACCATGGTCACAATTATGACAGCGATAGAACATATCGTTGTCTTTACGGTAAAGGTAACCTCTCATCTTATTCTTTTTACGTTCAGAATCACCGCATATAGGACAGCGGAAATTAAACAGATTGTTCCCTTTATCTTGGAACCTATCCAATTTAGCCGAAACCATGTGAATGTATTTTAGATCAATAAACAATGACATAAGACAAAAAACCTATACTTATAGTATAGGTTTATAATAACAAATATTTAGGATAATGTCAAGTTATATATTTGCTATTAGGAAGTTTCTTAATTCTGGTAAGAACATACCACCGGCTACAAGAGCACCGATAAGTATCCAGCGCCATTTTTCGAGGTTTTCAATTCTATCCTCAAGTTTGTCGTGTTTGTTTATCATGTGAGATTTAAGGTCCTTGATGGCTTCTAAAACCTTGTCTATTTCGTTAGTCATCTTGTCCTCTAAATTTTCCATATCTTGTTGTATTGCATTGAAGGTTCTTTCACCCTCAGATAACCGCTGCTCATGGACTGCGAGTATTTGAGTAGCATTATTACATACTGTTCCCAATTTGTCAAGTGTGGCTTCAAGTTTAACAAATAGTGTTCCTATTTGATTGATGTCGTGCTTGACTACTGTAATGTCTGCTTGTACTTCTTTAACCGTTGCCATTTTTCTTTTTCTTCCTACGAATCATTGGCTGAAGTACCGGATCTCTTCCGGGCTCACCTTTAGGTCCAATTCCTATACCATGAACAGCACCACCACCGACAGCATTTGCCGCGGCTTCTTCACGGAAGATTTTAAAAGGAATAGTATTGTGTTCCAATAATGTAGCTGTTTGTTTTACATCTGAGAACATTTCATATAAGCCAAGCTTATCATTGAATTCCTTTTCATTCAATTTAACAAGATCAGAAATATCTTTATTCTCTCTTAGAATAGCAAGAGCTGCTGCAAAAGTCAGCAATCTTTTACCCATTCTATCAGGAGATTTAGCTAAAGCATATTGTACTTTAAAAATGAATCTGTTTAAAATAGTGTATGCGTCTTTTTCATCTCTATTAGAAGGTTGTTTTATTTTTTTACCATTAGCATCTATAATACCCAATTTATAAGCATCAGACTGTTCTATAGGTGTTGATAACAACCTAAGAAGTCTGTATGTTATGTACATATCAGTTAAACCGGACATTATAGTTTCCTTAATGCGTCTATCAATTCTTTATTTAAAGGAATTTCTGTTTCCTTTATGCCTTTACTAACAACTGTTTCTAATGGCATCCTATGAAGATATACTAGATATGTTTTTAAATCACTCCAGTATTCACTTTCTAATTTGTAAAATAACATATCTGTAGCGCCTGTGCCAAATACGTTATATAATACTACCATATGATTTAATATTAATCTTTCATTCACTTCGCCTGTTTTATGGTACCTATTTAGAAGTCTTTTAATATATTTAATTCTTTTTAAATCTTCTTCTAAATCTTTCATACCCATAGAACCTGGGTTGTAATAATTTTTTATTGCGTACATCAAAAAATTATCATCATTTAACTCAATCATATAGATTCCTTAAATTTATACTATACTATGGTAGCCGAACCTCCTACCATAAACCATTTGTTATCAGTATATATTAAGGTTGCGGTATCACCTTCCTGATTAAACTCTATAACACCGGAAACAGATGATCCTGATAGTGTCATCGACGCACCGCCTGTATTGGCTGTCATAATAACTATTTTTACTTGTCCTTCAGACCCAGCAGCTAAAGTCAGGGCAGCGCTGGAATCAGGATTTGTTATATAAGTTATTGTTTCTGTTACACTGATAGCCCCGCCTGAAGTTAAGCGTTGGCTTCCTTGAATTTGTAGTTTATCAGATACAACTAAAGGCATATCCAAACTACTAAACAAATTAGCAACAGTAATTTTCTTACTTGTGCTTGACTGCACAATATACATTAGATCAGAAGCAGCGGCCGAAGTGGCCGCTGTCAACTCTGAAAGTTTGGAATCTGCCATTTAAATACTCCTTAAATAAAAAGTATTTATTAGGCTACTGTGAGTGCTACAGCGTTAGAGGTTACGTCATCACCGCCTGTTACACTAACTACACAACGGAATTCGTTGGCATCAACGTATTCTGCGTCAGTAGAGATAACAGTCAATGTAGCAGCAGTACCGTCTGCATCTACAGTGCTAGCCCAAGTGGAACCGGCGTCGGTTGAAACCTGCCACTGATAAGTAGCTGTACCACCGGTGCCTGTTAGGCTTGTTGCTATTGTGAATGTAGCATCTGCAGGGCTTGTTACTGACTGTGCAGTAGGCTGTGTGTCAATAGTAATGACGTAATCAACAAATGTTGAATCATCATCTGCACCACCGGCTGCTTCATATTCAGCGTCAGTAAAGGCGTCTGCCATTGCTACAATAGTTTCATATGTGTAACGTGAACCACCATGTGATTTCTTATAAACCCATCCCGGCTGAGTGATGCCAGGAGTTGCAGCTACTTCATTTTCATCTACCATAAAGATATCTGAAGCGCTAATTCCTGTTACAACAGGTTTAGTTGATTTAGACCATGCGGACATTATAGTTCTCCTAGATTTTCTACTTTATTTAAAATTTTAGCAAGAAGTTTATATGCTTCTGCTTTGTTGTTATTTTCTTTAATCATTTTACGAAGCTCTCTTACCTGCTCTTCCACATCTTTCTTTGTAGGAGCCATGCCTTTCTGGGCACCTTTCTGCTTCATGTCTTTCTTAGCTACTTTGTAAGCATCTCTAGCAGCAACACCACTTTGTACTCTGTCAGCAGCCCGTGAAATCATCTTCATTCTATCTGCTTTTTGCTGTGGAGTCATTTCTTCGTTTGCTTGTCTCAGTGCTTTCTGGGCACCTGGGTGATTAGAAAGACCTTTCTTAATTTTTTCCATCTTCTCAGCAGCACCAGAGTAATCACCACCCTTATGTCTGGGGTCGTTAGCGATACCTTTTGCCATCTTAACTTCCTTAGAAGTAATATATTCGGTGACCTGCTGTATCATCTCATCTTGTGCTGCTTCTTCTTTCTTCATCAAAGCCGCTCTGGCTGCTGGATTACTCATGTTGCCTTTAGCAGCGTCTGGGCCAAAGCCGCGGAGTTTAACTTTAGCAGGTGCATCTTTACGACTAC